CAGAGAATGAGTACATACAAACCAAGATCGGAGAAGATGATATTCTAGACTTCTCCGAAAGAAATCCTTTTTCTGAAGTAAGGGTATACTGATATGATGTTCGGTCACGATTTCTATCATGGAACAATAAGACGTTACGTTGTCATGTTCGGCAATCTGTTCAATGAGATGCAGATTGGAAGATTTGATGCGAACGGCGCTAGAATTCAAACACTGAATGTTCCCATTTCATATGGTCCAAAGCAGAGATTCATTGAAAGAGTTCTCGCTGATCCAACACTGAATAGATCGGTCTCTTTGACTCTGCCTAGACTTTCATTCTCTCTTGCAAGCATGAACTATGCTCCAGCTAGAAAACTGAACAGTACATTGAAGTTCCGCAAAAGCACAAACGATGAATATAACAAATTCACATCAGCTTTTGCACCTGTGCCATATGACTTCAATTTCTCGCTTGGAGTGATGGTAAAGAACTCTGAAGACGGCACACAGATCATAGAGAAGATTCTTCCGTTCTTCACTCCAGACTTCACAGTCACAATGAAAGTTCTGCCTGAGATTGGTGTCAATCTGGATATTCCTATTGAGTTGATGGGCATTTCATCAGATGATACATACGAAGGCGACTTCGACACATCGCGCAGAGTATTGACATGGGATCTTGAATTCCTAGTCAAAGGATACTTGTTTGGACCAACAACTCAATCTGGATACATTGCAAACGTAGAGGTCAATCTATTCGACGGGCTAGAAGCAATTGATCCAGTTGTAACCATCACTAAACCATGAAAAAGACAATTGACGAAAAGCTAAACGATGTGTTTGACATAGTTCCTACTGTTGTTTCTGATAATGCAACGGTTGTTTCTCAGCAAGAAACACCACCAGAAGAACACAAAGAAGACGAAAACATTGATGCCGACTACGAATACGCAAGAGGCAATCTTCGCGGGCTGATTGAGAACGGCAAGATTGCTATGGAGAACATCATCTTTCTAGCCAAAGAGGGTGAGTCTCCTCGCGCATACGAAGTCGTTGGTCAGTTGATCAAGACTCTAGCTGAGACTAACAAAGACTTGCTAGAGTTGGGCAAGAAAGCAAAAGAAGCTAGAGGCAAAGACAAGCAAGATTCTTCACCACAGCATGTGACGAACGCACTTTTTGTTGGAAGCACAGCAGAGTTGCAGAAGATGATTAGAGGCAAGTAATGCCAGTAAAGAGTTATCTTGGCAATGTGAATTTGAAGGCTGCTGGTGTACAGATTGGATTCACAAAAGAACAGCTAGAAGAGTACATCAAGTGCGCTGAAGATCCAATCTACTTCATCAACAACTATTGCAAGATCGTCACGCTAGATCATGGCTTACAGCCGTTCAAACTATATCCTTGCCAGATCAACAAAGTCAAAGTCATTCATGAGAACCGTAAAGTCATTCTCATGGAAGGGCGTCAGCAAGGCAAGACGACAACATCAGCAGCATACATTCTCTGGTATACAATCTTCCAAGAGAGTAAGACTGTAGCTATTCTAGCCAACAAGGCGCCTGCTGCTAGAGAAGTCTTGTATCGTTATCAGTTGATGTATGAGAATCTTCCTATGTGGATGCAGCAAGGTGTCACGACATGGAACAAGGGTGACATTGCACTTGAGAATGGATCAATCGTCTTCACAGCAGCAACATCAGCATCTGGTATTCGTGGTAAGTCTGTAAACTTGCTGTACGTTGACGAAACTGCAATCATTCCAAACAACATCGCAGAGCAGTTCTTCACATCAGTCTATCCTACAATCTCTGCTGGTGAAACGACAAAGATTCTGTTGAGTTCTACTCCACTTGGATACAATCACTTCTGGAAGTTCTGGAATGATGCACTGAATGGAAGAAATGGATTCGTGACTCTGTTCATTCCGTATTGGGAGATTCCTGGGCGTGATGAGAAGTGGGCTGAAGAACAGCGCAAACTTCTGGGTGAACTCAAGTACAATCAGGAAGTCTTATGTAACTTCCTTGGATCAAGTCTGACACTGATCAATGCGGACACAATTGCACAGTTGTCACCTGTTCCACCGATCTACAGTAAAGATGGGCTTGACATCTTTGAGAAGCCAGACAAAAAGAACTCATATGTTCTCATTGCAGATACTGCAAAGGGTGTTGGTGGTGACTACTCAGCATTCTCTGTCATTGATGTGACTACGGTGCCTTATCGTATGGTAGCTAAATACAGGGACAATCAAGTCAGCCCATTACTGTATCCATCCATCATTCAAAAGGTCGGCAAAGAGTACAACGAAGCGTATGTGCTTCTAGAAATCAACTCATCAGAACAAGTTGCACACATTCTGCACGATGAGTATGAGTATGAAAACATCGTCTATGTGACAAGAAACACGAAGACCGGTCAAGTTGTCTCTGGCGGTTTCGGTGGTGGAAAGACTCAGTTGGGTGTTCAGACAGACAAGAAAGTCAAGCGTGTGGGTTGCTTCAACTTCAAGTCCATGATGGAAGAAAAGAAGTTGTTCATTCCAGATGCAGATACGATTGCAGAAATATCCACATTCATTGAAAAGAAACAATCATACGAAGCCGACGAAGGCTATAACGATGATCTTGTGATGACGCTGGTTCTGTTCTCTTGGTTGAGCACTAATCCATATTTCAAAGAGATGTCCAATGTCAACCTTCGTCAAGTCATGTATGAAAAGCGAATGCAGTCAATTGAGGAAGAACTGACGCCGTTCGGTTTCATAAATAGTGGAGTTGAGGACGAGATAGAAGTAGATGGTTCTGGTCAGACATGGCACATAGAAAGAGAAAACTCTAATTCTGATTTTTTATAAATAACACATATTGAAGAAACATGAATCATGAGTGAAGAGATACAAAATTCTTAAACCAAGGAGAAAAAAATGGCAATTAATCTAGTTTCACCAGGTGTAAAGATCACCGAAGCTGACCTAGTTAAAACAATTCCAGCTACTGGCGGAACTGTTGGAGGTACAGCTGGCAATTTCCGTTGGGGTCCTATTGAAGATCCCGTATTAGTCACAAACGAAGCAGAATTGGTAGCTGCTTTCGGCACACCAAATGCAACAAATGCAATCGATTTCCTAAACGTAACCAACTTCTTGTCCTATAGTGGAGCAATGCGAGTTGTCCGTGCGGCTAATACAACAGCAGCAAAGAATGCTACTGCTGAAGCTACAACTGGCGGTGGTCTAGCAGGAACTGGCATTTTGATCAAGAATGATGACGCATACGAGGCATCATTTGCAGATGGTTCTGGAAACGTAGGTCCTTGGGCAGCCAAGTATGCTGGTGATCTAGGCAACTCATTGAGAGTTTCTGCTTGCCCATCAACAGCAGCATGGCAGTCAAATCTGACAGGTACATTCACTGTTGCAGCAGGAGGAACTGTTGTTACTGGATCTGGTTCTACAGCAAATACACAACTTGTTGTCGGTGACATCGTTGTTCTGAGTGGTCGTTCAATCAAAGTATCAGCAGTTACAAATGCAACTTCTTTCACTTTGGCATCAGCACACCCAACAGGCGCGACAGCAGCCACAGGTGTTCGTCGTTGGGAATACTATGATTCATTTGACAGCGCACCAGGAACATCACCTTCTGCTCTTGCGAAGGGTGCATCTGGCGATGAACTTCACGTTGTTGTGGTTGACGAAGATGGCTACATCACAGGTACAGCTGGTAATGTACTAGAAAAGTATGCTAAAGTGTCTAAGGGCTCCGACGCACGTTCTTCAGACGGCGGATCTAACTACTACAAAGATGTTGTAAATACAAAATCAAAGTATGTTCGTTGGATGGATCATGACGGCGCAGGTACTAATTGGGGTACTGCACTAAAAGTTGGCGCAACAGGAACAATTTACACAGCAGTTACTCAACCAAAGAGCTACAGTCTAGCTGGTGGTGCAGATGGTGCTCCTACAGATGGAAACTTGCAAACTGCATTCACTTTGTTTGCAAACAAAGAAACTATTGACATCTCTGTTATTCCAGTTGGAGCAGCATCAGCAGCAGTCATCAATACTGTTATCGGTGACGTTGCAGAAGTTCGTAAGGACATCATGGTTTGCTTCTCTCCATTGAGAGCAAACGTTGTTAACAACGCTGGCAGCGAAGCAACTTCAATCGCATCATTTGCAGACACAATCACACGTTCTACATACGCAGTGATGGACGGTAACTGGAAGTATCAGTATTTCAAGTACACAGACTCTTATGTTTATGTTCCTTGCAATGCTGACGTTGCTGGTTGCATGGCAAGAACAGACAATGAATCTGCACCTTGGTTCTCTCCTGCTGGATACACAAGAGGTGTTATCAAGAACGCAGTTAAGCTAGCTTGGAATCCAAAAGAATCTGAGCGCGATGTTCTTTATAAGACTGCTGTCAATCCTGTTATCACACAAACTGGTCGTGGAACAATTCTGTTCGGCGACAAGACATTCGTGACAACAACTGGTTCTTTCAGCAGAATCAACGTTCGCCGCTTGTTCATCCAGTTGGAAAAGTCAATCGGTGGATTTGCAGCTAACTTGTTGTTTGATCAAAACGATGACGCAACACGCGCAGGATTTGTTGACACGGTTGAGCCATACCTACGCTCGGTTCAAGCACAGCGTGGTATGACACAGTTTGCGGTTGTATGTAACGAAACAAACAATCCAGAAGACGTTGTAAATGCAAACGAGTTTGTAGCCGACATCTACATTCGCCCAGTTTCATCTATCAACTTCATCCAATTGAACTTTGTTTCTGTCGCAGGAGCTTCAGCTTTCTCCGTAATCGGCGCCTAATCTGATATAAATACCATCAGATTGAACGTACATAACAATAAGGAGAAATAAATGGCAATCGCAACAATCAGTCAAATCAAAGCTGCTGTTGGGGTTGGGGTTCGCCCCAACCTTTTCAGAGTCTCGTTTGCCGGAGGTTTGGTAGGTACAACAACATCAGACTTGTCTTTTCTAGTCAAGTCTGCTGCACTACCAGGTTCTACAGTAGGTCTAATTGAAGTCCCAAATATTGCTGGGCGTAGACTAAAACTTACTGGAGACAGAACATTCGCAGACTGGACAGTCACAGTTGTAAACGACAGAGACTTCACGGTAAGAAAACAGATCGAAGCATATCAAAAGCTATTCGTCAATTGGGAACAATCTGGCGGAACAGTCGGTACAGGAACACGTAATGATGTGGCACTTACTACAGCTACTGTAGAACAGCTAGATCAAGCTGGATCCACACTAAGAACGTATTCTCTGAAAAATTGTTTCGTAACTGACATCTCAACAATTGATTTGTCATACGACACTACTGATGCCATTGAAGAGTTCACAGTAACTTGGGTTTATGACTACTACACAGTAGCCTAATCTATAGGGAGAAAACAAAATGACATTCAGTATTTCAGATTTCAGAAAATCTCTAAGAGGCGGAAGCCGTGCGAATCAGTTCAACATTTCGTTTGGTGCTCTTCCATCAGGAGTCGCACTACCAAATGCAACAATTCTTTGCAAGGCAGCCGCAGTTCCAGGATTCACAATCGGTCAGATTGCAGTTCCTTTCAGAGGGCGTACAGTAAAGGTTCCTGGCGACAGAACTTTTGCTGAGTGGACAGCAACATTCATTGTTGATCCAGCCATGTCAATTCGTGTTGGTTTCGAGAATTGGATGAACTACATCAAGGCTCTTGACTTCACGACAACAACTTTGAGAACTGGATCAGGAATTGACTACGACACGACAATCACTGTTGAGCATCTAAAGGATGACAACTCTGTTTCTAGAACATACAAGTTGGGAAGCGCATTCCCTACAGATGTGTCTCAGATTGATGTGTCATACGATTCAGCAGATGCAGTTGAAGAGTTCACTGTCACATTCCAATACTTGGATCTAATCGATTCTTGATAGCAAGACTTTTCGCAACGACTAAATAGTTGCGTAATAGTTTTCATAAGGGGCTATTGCAGCCCCTTTTTCATTATAGCAAGGACAAACCATGGCAATAAAACTCTTCGGTTACAAGATCGGCAAAGATGAGCCAGAGAAGGACAATCTAAAGTCATTCGTTCCTCCAACAGAAGATGATGGATCAGTCTCCATCATGGGCGGTGGAATCTATGGCACTTACATTGACCTTGAAGGGCAAATCAGAAACGATGCCGATCTTATCAAGAAGTATCGTGAGATGGCTATTCAGCCAGAATGTGATGCAGCAATTGATGATATCGTCAATGAAGCAATCGTATTCCAAGACAATGACTATCCAGTTCAGATCAATCTAGAAAAACTCCAGCAACCTGAGTCTATCAAGAAGAAGATCAAAGAAGAGTATGAGCATGTCATGAAGTTGCTTGACTTCAACAATCAAGGCTATGACATTTTCCGTCGTTGGTACGTTGATGGTAAACTATACTATCACATGGTCATTGATGAGAAGAATGCCAGACAAGGTTTGAAAGAGATTCGCTACGTTGATCCTAGAAAGATTCGTAAAGTGCGTGAGTTGCAGAAAGACAAGTTGAACCTTGTTCAAGCTGAACCCGCAATCAAAAAGCCAGTTGAATACTATGTTTTCTCTGAGAAGGGTTTTGCTAAAGACGCAAACCAAGGGCTGAAGATTTCTACAGATTCCATCTGTTACGTTCACTCTGGTGTTTCAGACAAAGATGGTAAAGTCATCATCTCTCATCTTCACAAAGCAATCAAGCCATTGAACCAGTTGCGTATGCTTGAAGATGCGACAGTCATCTATCGTATCTCACGCGCACCTGAGCGTAGAATCTTCTACATTGACGTTGGTAACTTACCAAAGATCAAAGCGGAACAATATCTACGTGAGATCATGCAGAAGTATAAGAACAAACTAGTCTACGATGCACAGACTGGTGAGATTCGCGATGATCGTAGATTCCAGACGATGCTAGAAGACTTCTGGCTGCCACGTAGAGAAGGTGGAAAAGGAACTGAAATCACTACACTTCCTGGTGGGCAGAACCTTGGGCAGATTGAAGACGTTCAATACTTCCAAGAGAAGTTCTATAAGTCATTGAACGTTCCCATCTCTAGACTGAAGTCTGACACTGGGTTCTCACTTGGGCGCGCATCAGAAATCACTCGCGATG